ACCCGGTGCAATGACTTGCGTGATCGGGCTGGTGTAGTACACATAGATGTTCTGCGTACCGCTGGGTGGGGCAGAGGTGAATGTGATTGTGTTGCCGCTGACAGTGAACGCATCACCGGGCTTCTGAGGCACATTGGAAATAACCGCCTGAACCTGTGCAACAGATGCCACAGGGCGTGACAGCGTGAAAGCCGTGGTTGAGCCGTTACCGTTGAAGAAATCAACAGCAGGCGTAAAAGCTTGTGTGGTGGATGTGTTGCCGATGTAAGACATGGGCTACCCTTATGTGATGTTCAGAACCGAGGTCACGACATCCGCTGATGACGCAGCAGAAGAAATAACTTTCAGTGCATCGCTTGTCACCAGCACAGTTTTCTGGTCACCGCCAACAACCACCAACGTGCCGCCAACAGGAACCGTGGCGTCTTTAACCAAGTAGTAGTCAACAGCAGACGCCGTGATGTACGCGCTGACTGTGATCGGTGATGTGGTCGTGTTAGCCAGAGACAAGCCAATGATGGTAGTCTGCGTGGCGGCCCCAACAGTTACGACCGTGGCAGCGGATGTGCCCACGTTTTTGTTCAAATATCTGGTGAAGGTGTTTGCCATGTTTTATCCTAGCGCGATTGCCATTGCAACCGCAGTGCCTGCGGGGTCCACTTCAAGATTTGTCTGTGCACCAGCTACCGTTGAAGCCCCGGTACCCCCAGAAACAACCGGCACGATGCCGCCGTTTGCGAAAGAAGCTGTGGTCCCGTCTACATACGCTGTACGCTCTGCTGGCTGCGTGACAAACACATCCTTTGTACCAGCCGAGAAGTTGACCAAGTTGTCCGAGTTGCTGGACGACAAGACCGTAGTACGCGCAAGCGTAGTGCCGCTGGAAGTGTAGGTACCGATACCCACTTCCCATTCGTTCGTGCCTTGACCGGCGATGGTGTAGTAGGTCGAGTTGCCGTTACCGATGACGGCGAACGACTGAAATCCGGTGTAAGCCCCAGCGAGAGTTACGGTGCCCGTACCCGTCGTGGTCGTGGTTTCCCGGACACGATCTGCAAGTACGAGTGCCATGATTAAGTCGCATCCAAGCTGAAGGTGTAGGTAACAGTCAGTGTGTCACCAGACACAACTGTGCGGTCGCCGGGGGACTGAAAGTCCGAAGCAGAGAACAACACACCTGACGTGCCTGTGGCAGCGTTACACAAGAACGCACCAGCCACCACACCACCAGAACCCGTGATAGAGAACTGAGAAGGTGCGGCAGAGTTGGCAATCACCGATGGGTCAGCAGTTGTTGCTGTGCCAAAGGTCACGGCCTTGCGGTTACCAGAGTAGTCTGTGAACTCAGTCCAACCAACGTGAGAAGCCAGCGTGTCAGCGGCTGCAATCGCAGTGCCCGAACCGGGGCCGGTAATCAAACCCAAGTACCAAGCAGCAGTGTATGCGCTACCAGAGAAATACTTGGTGTTCATGTCTTGTAGACCCTGATTCACCACGAGGTTGTGGGTCGTTTCTTCCCACTTGAAGTTACCGTCAGCGTCGTGGCAGACCACTTTGTAAACGCCGCCAGCTTTAGCTGTGTTGGTAAACATTTTTTGCTCCTTACGAGATGCGAATGATTGCGGCAGTGCTGGTGACAGCAGGAAACTGCACGGTGAAAGTTGTGGTCGATGTTTTGTCGGAACCAAAGTCCAGCACACAGACCGCTGGGTTACCAGAACCTGACTTGTAGATCAGCGCACCACGCGCAGTCAAAGCCGAGGTCCATGTGGCATTCGCAAACGACAAGTACACCGTGGCATTACCTGTCTGGGTGCCAATCGTAGGTGTCTGTGTGACAGTCAGCGTATTGCCGCCAGCAGTGTAGCCGCTGGCCACTACCTCACCGGTAGTTGTGTAGGCAGTTGTTTCTGGGCCAAGCGAAGCGGCGGCTGTGTACAGCGCAATCTTGAACGTGTCTGTGCCAAAGTCAAAGTCGCCGTTTGGCAACCCGAGCTTAAATGTATTTGTTGCGCCTTGAGCGAGTGCCATTATTTGACCCCGTTATTCTGAGGTAGGGGTGCAAGGCGCGACTGCCCACTACGGTACGCATCGCTGCGCTCCAGACCATTACCCAGACGCGAGGCCATCGCAAGCGCTTCGTTGTACTTGGTGTTGTACAACGCCACCATATCAGCCTCACCCTTCATGAAGGTGTAAGCCTCAACCAAAGAGCCGTACAACAGCACGGAATCAAAGTTGTCACCCAACCATGTACGACCATCAGCCGCGGTGGTGATCGACTCAGGGTAGTAATAGTAGTGCAGCTCAACGCTGTAAGCAGCGTCAGGTGTGGGGCCCAAGATGAACGACAGCTCGTCTGTGATGACAGGAGATGCGTCATTGGTTGTCGTTGGGCCAAATAACGCGTAGTACTTCGGCAGTGCTGTGTCAGTTGGCTGTGGGTACGCTTGGCGAATGAAGTTCACATCCTTGTTCAACAAATACTCATACGCACCGGTGGCGTCAATCACAGCCATCGAGTAGACGGACAGGAAGTCGCTTGGGCACGACAGGTATTTGTTGTTTAGGGTTGTGGTTCCTGTGACGTTCTTACGCAACGATGGAAACTGCACCGTGTTGTAGATGCGTTGTTCCGCCTGCTGGATGAAAGTGTTGATCTGTGTCGTGGGGGACACAGCACTTCCATCGGCAAGGTAAGTCTCTGGAAATTGGTTTTCCGTGTAAGACTGTATCGCTGCGAAGAGTTCGTCGTAGGTCATGTTAGGCCATTGGTCCTCGTGCCATCAAACCTTTGGTAGCCGCACCGGTACCGCGGATTTTGATGCCCGATGTTTTGGTGCCTTTGTACACGTTGCTGTGGGTATTAGCCGCAGACACGTTGGCATCGCGCATCGTCTTCTTGATGTCGTCAGCGCCCACCACGGGGGTGGCCACTTTCTTGGGTTGTTTGTATGTAGCCATGATTAGCCTCCGCGACCAACAGAGCGTTGGTTCATGACCTTGGCCATGTTGCGGCCATACTTTAACATGTCGCTGTTGGTTTTACCACCAGCACGCAGCTTAGTAGGGGCCTTACCGGGGTGCATGTTTTTCTCATGCTTGCCGACGGCAGCTTTAATCATCTTCTTGTCTTGTGCGAGGTCTTTCTTGTCCATGGGGACTCCTTACGTTGTGCTAACCGTTACTGTACCAATACTCACCACCAAAGCCAAGTTATTTGGCGTTAAGGTAGCATCAAAAAAGCTTGAGCCACCTACAGGTGCCCAGCCCCATTGAATGACACGGCTACCGCCGCTTGGTAAACCAACACCGTCTTCGTCGGTGGCCCCAATGATTGTTTGTAGCCCTGTCGTACCCGCAGCATAGTAGGTAGTGTCAGGACGTGGGTTACGTACCCCTTGTGGGTCATCCACTGGGTACATACCAAGTTGCAATTGAGGTTGGTCTGGGTCCCAGCAGGGCTTACACACCAACAACTCATAATTTTTGGTTTTGATGATCTCACGGCGCAGCTCTTTCAGCTTGAACTGAAAGCCACAACGATCGCACGAGGCGATCGAATTTTTGCCGGAAGAAAACCGATTGCCCATTAGGTGGCACCACCAATGAACATTTGACGGGGTACAAAGCGCACGGCGGCCTTCTCTTGGTCTTCCTGTGCAGCCGTGGTCCACGCCTCGTCATACTGCTGTTTTAAGACCATCAAGCGGTCCATACCACCGGGTACCTTCATCGCGATGTAATAGGCCAACCCTGCGGCCATACAAGGCACGAATCGGAAGGGTACGTCCATCACATTCACACCGCCGCCAGCGTCCTGCGTGCGGCGCAAGCGCCAGTACACGAACTGATAGGGCTGTACTGAATCGGGGGTTGGCCACACAGTCACGGCTGGTAGGTTCTGTATGGATACAGGGGCTGCGGCCAAATGAGATGTGGCGGTTGTGTTGTTCTGGCCGCGGAAGCAGTTTCCGAGCTGATTGCCGTCGATGTAGCCGTAGTTGATGGTCTCGCTACCAATCTTGATGAAACCCGTTGCGGCGAGGCCCACAGCCGATGTCAGCGTGATCGTAGTGTCTGTAGCCGAAATGCCAGACGCAAGAGTCGTGATTGGCGCTGTCGTTTGACCATCAAGGCGCTGTACCCAAACCTGAATTGGACGAGCCTGCTGAAGTTTGTTGGGTAATGTCGCATAGGTAGAAACACTAATGCGTGTGATCGTCAAGTCAGCCTGATTCGCTGTCTGGTTTGCCTGTGTGCGGATGACATGCTCGAGCAAGTCAACGGTGTCGTTGGGCAGTGGGTATGTGTTCTGGCCGGGCACCAAGTCGATGGTGCCTGACTCAATCGTCCACATGTTGACGCCACGGTTAGCCCAATCAGAGAACATCAAGTTCAGCGAACGACGAGCTGTACGCAAGTCGTAGCCGGTGCGCATTTCACTTCCGGCACGCTCGAACGCTTCCTCGACCAACTCAGTGAGGTCAAGGTTGAAAGAAGTTGAACCGGAAGTGACTGCCATTATCGGAACCTCGCCGTTTTCTTTGCTACTGTTTTTGGTTGGGCTACGAACTGCTTCCCGGCTTTTTTGCCAGCGCGTTTTGCACGCGTTGTCGCAGCGTACTCAGCAGGGCTGAGACTTTTGATCGCAGCTTCTGGAAGGTATCGCTCACCTGTTTTACTAGATGGTTTTCCACTTTTAGTCCTCCACTTTTGCGCGGTCCAATCCTTTAGCGATTGCTGAGGATTCTTCATGACTTGTAGCCGCCACCCTTTGCTTTGTACTGTTTGGCCAACAACTGCGCCTTACGCGCCGACCATTGACCTGCCCCAGTACCTTGCGTTGCACGAGACTTGATTGATTCAAACAAGGACTTGCGCATTCCGGGCTTGGTGTAGTTTCCAGCTTCGTTTACCTTCGACTTGACCGCGCCACCTTCTTTGTATTCGGTGAAGTCGGTGTCATCGCGGCGTGCTTTTTTCACGCCGGTGGGCATTTTGCTGGGGGCAATAGCCCCCATTCCACGGCTGGGTCTCATGACTTAGCACTTACCGCCGTAAGCCATCTTCTTGGCCATACCGCCGGACTTCATGCCCAGAGGTGTCATGCCCTTCATGGAGATGTTTTTGCCTTTGGTTTTACCCTTGGCGGCGATACCGTCTTTGCTAGGAGCAGCGGTGCGAACTTTACCCATTTTGGCAGTAGTGATGCCGTTACCAGATGATTTAGCCATGATTTGGCCTCCTTGTTTAAAAAGCGACGTGTCGCCGTGGTTGGTCTTCTTTTCGTTGACCCGTTGAATATCAGCGCGAGTGCTTCCACCCTTGCCGAACTTTTTGCCCTTGTCGGCTGCACTGAACTCAGCGCCTACCG